CATGCTGCTGCGTCGAGGCGTAAAAGCCGAACACAGGGAACACGATGACCTGCGTTGCGAACGCCACGCCAAGCCCGACGACGACATTCGCCACGGCCTCGAGCGCGCTTAGGCGGCGGGATTGCATTGGGTGATTAGGATGCGATACGCCCATGCGCCTTTATGTGTGCATGCGTTGTAGCCATCCTCTCCCTTCACAACGACCTTTGCGATAAACCCTTCGCTTAGCAGCGTGTCGCGTGACGATTTCGATGGCACGTCACCGTCAAACAATGGGCCGTGCTTGAACGCCGCATATATCGTGTCGATCTCCCCGCCGGTCATGTGCTGCACACGGTCGATTAGTTCGATGTTGGCCTTGATCTCTTCTGCGCTGTCTAACGACAAGTCAGAGTGAAGTGCTCCCAACAAATTACGAATTTTCATGGTTCTTCCATTCTTGAGTGTGTGCAGAGAATCCGTTTCTGCTTCGGTGAATACTTTCAGTCGTTCCCATATTGGACTTGACCGCCAGCCTTGCGATCACTCGCTAATTTCCGGCCGGTAGCAGTTCGGATAGCACTTCGTTCCTGGCGATCTCCGACCTGATCTGAATCGTTCGCACGATGTCAGCCGCCTGGCTGACGCGCAGCTTCAGCGCCTGATGCTTGCAGCTTGCGATGTCCCGGCGAACCGCTGCAATGTCAGCCTCGAATATCGGGTTGCCGTCATGGAGATCGCTGGCCAGCTTCGTCAGTGCAGCAGTCGATGCCGGAACGCCGTGCTTCTCTGTTGCGAGCTCGTGGAACTCGACCAGTCCGTTCAGCGCGGCGGGCAGGTCAAACCATTCGCCGTTCCCATGCTCCATGAACACGACCTGGTCGCCGTTCGTCTCGACGGTTCCGTCGATCTCCATCCGATCCAGCATGCGCTCGACCGGCGTGAATACGGCCATGACGAGCCAGGGCTGCGTACGCAGAAGCGGGTCGATGCGCTTCATACATCGCGCCTCACGAATTCAGACTGCGGATTCGTGTGCGTACTGATCGGCGTCTCGACGGCGCGCTTCACGATCTGGACCAGGTCGATGTATGCCTGATGAACTCTCTGCATGTCATCGGCGCAGAGCATCTGTATTTGTGTGTTGCTCATTGAGATCATGCTGCCTCCGTGGTGATGTTTCGGCCGCAGCCGTCGCATTCTGGATCGGTCGCACGGTCGGTGTGGCCGCAGGGAATGTCGAGCCACTGGCTGGTGATGCGGACCATGCGAGGAATTCTGGTGAGATCAGCGCCAGCGGTCAGTATCGTCGGCTCCCATCCGGCCTGAACCCACTGCACATCCGGCGCGCTGGGGTCGTTGTTGCGGCAGGTGTAGGTCATGCGGATGGGTCCGGCGTGGTGGGCAGTGCGCGGATATCATTCGCGCAGACGCTCATCTGCCATGCGGCAGCGCGTAGGTATGGCACTTCCTCGCGCTCGTCGTTTTCGATTGCTCGCTGCGCTGCGGATTCGTTCCTGCTGGCTCGGTCGTCGCAAACCTTCGCGCACCGCTCCCGCTCTTCCTCGCGTGCTTTGGCGAGGGCGGAAGCTTCCCGATCTAACACTGCATGCATTTCACCTGCATCGCGATCCGCAGTTGCGTATGCGCATCGTATTTGCTCGTTTGCCGCCGCAAGCTGTTCGCGCAGGGCGTCGATCTCTGCCTGCTGGTCGGCGCGGGCTTGATTTAATCCCCATTTAGCACCGGCACTGAACCCGTTGAACACGTCTGACCAGTTTTCGTCATCGCCATATTCATTTGCATACTTCTCGCAAGCCTCGTACCCGACAGCATTAATTTCCTGGTTACTCAGCATGACCGGCTCCCTTCGCTGCGATGGCGGCGTCGATTGCCGCGGCGTCCGTTGCGTGGCTGATCCGAAGCTCATCCATTTCGATGTGATCGAAGGCGGTTCGTAGCGCCTTCCGCAGCCGCGCCACCTCGGCCTCAAGCTCGGCGATGCGTTCTGTAGGCAGTTCATCGCGCAGATATGTTGCTGGCGGAACTTCATCGTCGCTGTATGTACCCGCCAACCACATGTCTAGCAGCTCGACGCCCCGGCTTACCGTCATCTCTCCGGACTGCATAGAACTGAGCATTACGTACATGTCTCGCCCATCAAGCTCGGCCACGCGGTCGGGCTGCGGAGCGTCGTAGAACTGAGCGCCAAGCGGAAATTCTGTCCAGTGCTTGAACCAATTAAGCATCGGCCCGTATTCGTCTATCCCTGATAGCTCGACCACCGGCTCCGCAGCCTGGGCGATCTTCGACTCTTCCGGCCACTCAACCTTAAACCCTTCGCTCGCATACACCTCGCCGGCTGCGTCGCAGCACTCGGCGATCAGTTTGTTGTCTTGCATTCCATCTTCCTCACTTTCTATCGGCCCAGCTGCAGATCATCGCGAACGCTAGGAACATCCCTAGCAGGATCAGTCCATCAACCATTTCAGTACCTCACGTATTCAGGAACTCGATGATGTCGCCGCGGCGATACCGGATCGGACTTCTGATTCCGTTGCCGAGCTTCCGGTATTTCGGACCCTTCCGCTGACCTCGCCACTGTTCGAGCGTCGAGACTGCGATGCGCAACTTTTTAGCGACCTCCTGAGGTGTTAGCAGATCGTCATCAGTTTCGGTTCTGGCTGCGGTATCGGCTGCGGTTCGGGTCGTCATGGGCTACCTCCGTCAGATCGGGCTGTCGTGTTCCTGTGGCGATTGGTCGATATGGTCGTGCTCGATCACCTCGCCGCCTTCGATGGTTACGCTGTCATCGTCGGGCTGCTCGCTGGCTGCTGCGGCAACTGTGTTGAGGCGCGTGGGGCGGGTGCGTGGTGTCGGGGCTGCGGCGCCGTTCTGCGGTTCCTGCGATGGCTGCTCGGCGGGCGGCATAAACAGGTCATCGTCTGAGCGCAGCAGGTCGTCGAGGTCTGTGCTCATGGGAAGGCGCTTCGAATGTCTGCGAACTACTGTCTTCTTCGCCATCTCGTCGAAATCAGATACCCATGGTCCGGATTTTCCTGAGCGGCTGCGATTGCGGATGGCGTTAATCTGATCGACGTCCATGAACTCGCGACTGCGCTCGCCGTCTTTCATCAGCACGATTGAGTAAGCACCGATGATCGATCCACGATTGCGCAGTGCTGGCTTGTGCGTGATGTGCTCGTCGTCGCCGAGCGTGTAGTCGAACGTGTCGTTCTCATAGACAGCTTGGACAGACCAGGTGCTGACCTCCCCGCTATTTCTCACAAGCTTCTGGAGGCCAGACACCATGACCATCCACTGCGCCTTGCCGGAGAACGTGACGATGGCGCCCTCGCGACCATCCGGAAGAAGGCCCTGCTGTGCTGCGCGCATCGCGGCGTTGTACAGGCTGCGGCGATCTACGTTCAGCAGGTCCGGGTTGTTCTGAACGGCCGTCATGGCGACACGCTGGAAGCGCTCCACGTTGACGTGCGCGGGTAGTGCTTTCTTGAACTCAGGGCCCATCTTGGTGATGGCGCCGCGGACTTCATCGATAACGGTAAGCTGGTTACTCATGTTGGTTCCTATTGTGTGGCCGCGATCAGGCTGCAGCCTTTGCCTTTTTCGTCTTCGACAAACGGATATTGCGATAGCCTTTGCGACCGCCGTAGCTGGTCCCAATGTCAGCCTCGGTAATCACGTGCGCCGGCGTATCCGTCACCAGACCAGCGCTAACCGTCCAGTCTGACGTGACAACCTTCTCCGCATCGCCGATGGCCAGCAGCAGTTCTGCCTTCAGAACTTTCGCCTGCTCGTCGTGCGAGTCGCGCCTGGTGCAGGCCTCTTTGTATTTCGTCACCAGCGTTTCGATAGTCGCATCACCGGTGGCGTCTAAAATCTTTCCAGGCTCCGCATAACGGTTCATCCGGATCACAGCCTCGGCGTCGTCCGGCATCATCGGCGGCGGTTCGATGTTGGCGTCGACCGATTTCCAGAACTCAGCGACCGTCTTCTCGATGCCGTCGATCACCTCGTCGTCGCGCTTGCGCTCAAGCACTACGGCGCGATTGCCTCCGATCAGGGCGCCGATGAACGAGCGCTTGAATCCTGATACGGCCATCTGGTGCTGAACCTGAACCTCGATGTGAACCGGTGCCTCGATGAACCCGTCGTCATGCTCCAGCCAGCCATCGCGGAACGCCAGGTAATCGACGTTCTTGATCTCAAGGTGTGCAGGTCCGTCTGGCAGGTTCGTAATCATGAAGTCGAACGAGGACCCGAGGCGCATGTCAGGACGGCGCCAGTAGGATTTCATCGGCTCGATGGTCCATCCGTACTGCTCGGCGAGGCCTTGCGCGATGGCGGCCTCGAGGTGATTTCCCCAGGCCATGCGCTCGTTAGCTTCGAATGCTGGAACAACGCCGGAATGCTTTCGGTGCCAAATTTCGAATCGCGTGGCGTATGGCGACTCGCCGAATAGCGCGGCTGACTCGGTGCTCGTCACATCGACAGCGCGGGCTGCGTGCCACTCTGCGTCGGTCGTGTAGCGGATGATTTCGACGGGCATGGACTTACGCTCTCGACAGAAGGATGGATTGAGCAGTCAGAAAAACGATTGTCATGATCGCCGATACCCATTCCGGCAAACATCGGGCGCAGAAAATCATTGCACCTATCCCGCAATATTCGACGGCACTCATGCCACAGCCTCAAGCGCTTCGACATGTTCGAACGCATCAGCCGCGGCGATCAGCTTAGCTGCCATCTCGCGCGCCTGGTGGGGCGCCATGTGGAAATGCATGCTCATTGCGCCGGCGTAGTGGATCAGCGTGACGATCTTCTCTCCTGACTCTGATGGCCATGCGGAGACTGACACTGACCGCAGGTACATACCGTTCTGCTCTGTTTCATACAGCGACATCTTGTGTGCCTTTCAAACGTTGCGATAAACACATCATACAGGGCGATGCGAAAAACGCAAGTGGTTTATGATCGAGGCCGTCGATATCGACTGGCATGTGCCGATTCTGCTGATCCAGCCGTAAACCTGCGAATCCGGTCGGCGTGACGACGTCGTGCTTGCCGCGCATGAATGAGCGCTTCGGCGTGCCGAGATACATCACGCCGCTCTGCAGCCGGCAGATCGACAGCCGGCCAATCTCTGGCTTCTCGCCGGGGTTTATGTCGCGCTTGTACAGAACCCATCCGTCCATATGCTCGAGCGCGCCGGTGCCGGTTCGGCACTGAATCGCGGCGATGTTGTCTGGCAGTCCGGCGCCAGGGTGCAGCGTCTCTCCCATCGGTTCCCAGTGCGCTTCGCCTTCCGGGTCGATGTAGCCGACGAACGGAATTCTTTCGCCGCCGCTCTCGACGCGAACGCCGGCAGCTTTCATGACCTCGTCAGCGGGAACGCCGAGCAGGCGCGCGATCGATACGGCCTCGGTGATTTTCATGGTGCGCTTACCGTGGAAGGTAAGCGATAGCGCCGAGGCGTCCATTCCAAGCGTTCGCGCCAGGCCTCGCTGACTGATCCTGCTGTCAGCCATCCGCGCCTTGAACCAAGCCGTGTCGATTTTCTCAACGGTATTCCGTGGCATGGTGCGGTTATTACCGCACTGATGCGGGGATTGCAACAGCGCAGGTTTAAGCCTAGAATTGCGATTATCTCAACAGCGATGCGCCAACCACATGACATCTAAAATTTCCTCCCCTGCCGATCGCGTGATTACCGCGTTTGGTGGCGTCCGTGAGACGGCGCGCGCTCTGAATCGGAACCCATCGTCTGTTTCTCGTTGGCGGTCCTCGAAGGAGGACGGCGGTACCGGCGGGAGAGTTCCTGGACCGATTCAGGGGACTGTTCTTGAAGCTGCGAAGTCGCGCGGGATTGCGCTGACAGCTGATGATCTGATGCCAGGCTAAAACACAGGATTGGTCGGTGCAATGAGATTCTTCCGTGGATTAAAGATCGCGCTGATTTTGTCCTTAGTAATTTGGACTGGGATTTACCTTCTATTGAGTCAATGTATGGTCGGTGTGAGAGTAGCCTCGTGATCGAGCTTCGACCTCGACAGTCGAAGGCAATCGACGATCTTCGGTCAGCCTATCGAGCTGGGAAGGTTGCGCCTCTGCTTCGTGCGGCAACAGGCTTCGGGAAAACTGCAACAGCAATCCACATGATTGCGTCGGCAGTCGCTCGAGGAAATCGCGTCTGGTTCCTGTCGCACCTCAAGGAAATCAACGCCGACACAGCGCGGCGCCTGGCTGCAGAGCAGATGCCGTTCTCCTACATCCAGGCCGGGTTGCTGCATGACAAGCGACAGCCGATTCAGGTTGTCAGCGTGCAGACCGCGGCGCGCAGGCTGGATCGTCTCGAGCGGCCGAACTTCATCATCGTCGACGAGAGTCACTTGGCGATCGCCGCTACTTATCAGGACGTGTTCAAGTGGGCCAAGGCAGGCCCGAAGTTCCACGAACCAATCGGCGCCAAGCTGCTGCTGCTGACCGCTACTCCGGTTCGCCTCGATGGCCGCGGTATGGGTGAGGTGTCCGACATCATCATCGACACATGCTCGACGCAGGACCTGATCGACGAGCGGTTGCTGGCTCCGATCCGCTACTACGCTCCGCCACCTCCGGACCTGTCTGCCGTGCATACGTTGGCCGGAGAGTTCAACCAGGGCGAGCTCGCCGCGGCAATGGACAAGCCGAAAATCACAGGCAGCGCTGTCGCCGAATGGATGAAGGTCGCGCGCTACAGGCCGACGATTGCGTTCTGCGTGTCGATAGATCATGCAAACCACGTCACAGAGCAGTTCCGCCTGGCCGGCGTTCGTGCCGTGGCAGTGTCTGGCGAGTCTGATCCGATCGCACGAGATGCTGCGCTGTCCGATCTGCAGGCCGGTCGTGTCGACGTGGTGTGCAACTGCGCGCTATGGGTCGCCGGCGTCGACGCACCGTCTGTGTCCTGCATCATCCTCCTGGCGCCAACGCAATCGCTAACGAAGTTCCTCCAGTCAATCGGCCGCGGCCTTCGTATGCATGACGGCAAGGACTGCTGCGTCATCCTCGATCACGCCGGCAATATCGGCAGGCACGGAAACCCGGCCGAGGCGCGCGAGTGGTCGCTGTATGGATCTGGCAAGCGTCGATCTGCGCCACAGGAAATGCCGGTCAAGACCTGCCCGTCGTGTTATCGCACGGTGATGGCGGTGGCGACTGACTGCACGTGCGGCCACCACTTCGTCGCCAAGCCACGAATCGTCGAGCAGGTCGACGGCGAGCTCGCCGAGGTCGATCTGAAAGCGGCGAAGAAGGCCGAGCAGTCTCAGTCACGACAGCAGCAGGGCAGGGCGAAGACGCTGCAGGAACTGATCGCACTCGCTCATGCGCGAAAAATTCGCAGGCCTGAACTGTGGGCCCGCGCCGTGATGACAGGCCGAATCGCTCGCGACGCTAAACGAGAGAACCTGAACCGTGGCTGATCACTGTCTTGGCTGCAGCGCTATCGAAACTAATCCGGTCACGCTGCTGGATGGCACCGTCGTCTGCAACTCATGTCCAGCGTGGAAGCAGGAATGTCTCGCACGCGATACAGAAGCGCGATCAATCCTGGCGATGCCGAAGAACGACCGACGTGGCGCGATCGATGCCTACGCGCGACGCAACGGAGACGAAGCCGGCCGGCGTCTCGAGGCGACGATTAAGCTGCTGTGGGGATTCCGAAGTAAGACGTGACTGCACCCACGGGCAGTGGCTGGCGTTGTGGCCGGTTCCGCCGCAGAGGGTGCAGTGGGTCATGGGAGTGATGCGCCGATCTCTGCCGCAGCGCGGACGATGGCGCGACGGGTGGCGGCGTATGGATCGCCGTTGTGTAGCTCACGGTATATCTTGCCGTTGTCGTCTGCCCACGATGCGCCTCTGATTGAGTAGCATCCGATGCCCAGCTTCACCGCCAGCCGCAGCGCATCGCCGTCTGATATGAGCGGGTTCCATGCAATCTGCTCCCATCCAGCAAACGGCGTCTCCATCGGGTATCCGTTGAACGACAAACACCATTCCAAATCTAACCCCGCCGCCTTCGCCGCCAGCTCTAGTAGTTCGCGATCAGTCCGCGCGCTCACATTTCACCCCGCATCTGTTCAACGCACTCGCGCTCAATCCGCTCGCGCTCGTCCTCGGTCATCTTGCGCTCGAGCCAGGCAGCGTAACGGCCGCGACGGTCCATGACGGAGAACCCGACCTCCGTATAGCCGTAGTAGTCCACATCGCTGTCGCAGCTGTGCGGGCTGCCACGATGTGGCGGAACGTGGATGAAAACGTCGACCTCGATCTGGCAGGGGATTCCGGCGACGGTGGATTCGAATGTGGTGAGGATCATGGCTGCGCCCTCAGTTGCAGCGAGCCAGAGCGGCATCGTACATCGCATCGCCAGGGAACAAGCGAACGCGGCCCGTCTCGAAGTAGTCGGTCGATGTGTCGGTGTCGTTCTGGTAGTTCTCGAACATCGAACCGAGCTTGCGGCCGTCTTGCCAGTCCTTGGCGTACAGCGTGACGCACTTGCGGGTTCCGCCGGTCATGCCGAGCTTCACATCGGCGTAGATTTCGCCTTCAGAGTAGTGAACGCGGGCCTTCTCGGTGCCGTTGGTTACGTAGTGCTTCATGAATTTGATGTTCATTTCGTTCCCCTCAGTGCGTTGCGTTATTCAGTAACTGCAGTCTAATCCAGTGATGCGAAAAACGCAACGACTATTCTTCATCCAGCATCACTCCTAAAATCCGCGCATGCAAAAACAACCCACCAACGAAGCCGGCCTGATGCGCCGCGTGATGCTCGAGGCCTCGCGCCTTGGCATGCGCCTGTTCCGCAATAACGTCGGCACCGGCCTGGTAGTGCGCGCGAAAACATCCCAGCAGCGCGAGGCGATCATCGCGGCGTGCCAGTCTCTGGCGACCAGGATGGGCGGCTCTGCGGCGCGGATAAACTTCGGGCTGGCCGAGGGAAGCGGCGACTGTATCGGATGGACTCCGCGCGTTATCCGGCCCGAGGACGTCGGCAAAACGATCGCGCAGTTCGCCAGCGCCGAGATTAAGTTCGGCCGCGGGAAATCGTCAGAGCAGCAGCGGCAGTGGGCGTCCGTCGTGAATGCGGCCGGCGGTGTCGCGGTCGAGATACGTGACGTGGATCAAACGTCGGCGCTGTTTGAGGTGATGTGAAAATCGCACCGGCTGTGCTATTCTGAATTCCTGTTCGTTCGTTCGTGAGGTAGTAACCGTGGCAACACCCGATCTTTCCCCAGATAACAAGCCATTCGATCGTTTCTTCGACGATCTAATCGAGCGGGACTCTGTCTCCCACGCAGCCATGGTCGCCCTGGACTGCATCGCCGCAGCTAAACGCATCCTCCTGCAGGAGCGCGTTCGCGACTTCACTGCGGCTGACGTCGTTGCTCTGGCGGCAATCATCGAGTCGCGCGATCGTCTGCTGGTTCCCAAGCTATGAACGCCGTCATGGAGTTTCGCGAGGCGATTGCCTCTGCTGGCCTCACGCCGCCTGACGACATCATCGACGACGGAAAACTTCACCGGTTCTCAAGCAACGGTAAAAAACGGGACGACTCCGGCTGGTACAAAATCGTCCTCGACGAGCGTCCTGCCGGCGCATTCGGATGCTGGCGCTCTGGCGTCTCTGCGACCTGGCGCGCGGACGTTAAACGCGAGTTCTCGGCCGAGGAAAAACAAGCATGGGCCAAGCGCATGCGCGACCTTGAGACGGAGCGCGAAGCTGAACGCCAAGCAGCGACCGCGTCAGCAGCCGAGCGCGCCGCCAAGATGTGGGAAGCCGCACACGACGCCACTGACAGCGCGCATCCCTACGCAACGCGCAAGAAAATCACGATCCTCGGTGCCAAGCTGCTTCGCGAAACGATTCTGGTCCCGATGCGGCAGGGCCCGGGTGAGCTCTGCGGCCTTCAGGTCATCCAAGCGGACGGCTCCCGCAAGTTCCTGACCGGCACACCGGCAGGCGGCGCCTATACCGTGCTCGGCAAACCAACCAAGACAGGCCCGATCGTGATCTGCGAGGGCTGGGCCACCGGCGTCTCGATTCACATGGCCACCGGATACTGCACCGTCGTCGCGTTCTCGGCCGGAAACCTGGCCGCAGTCTCGGCGAAAATACGCAAAGCGCTGCCATCTGCGGAGATCATCCTCGCGGCTGACGACGACGCATTTACGGACGGAAATCCGGGCATCACCTATGCGACCGAAGCGGCGCGCGCGATCTCAGGCCGGGTATGCATGCCGACCTGGCATGGCGAGCGGGAGCACGGAACTGACTTCAATGACCTGCATTGCACCGAAGGCCTTGGCGCAGTACGGGCATGTATCGACTACGGGAGTGGCGCACCAGACACGCGCCCTGGCTCTACAGAGCCCGAACGGGACGAGCCGGACAGTGTCCCCACCTCGCACGAGGAAAACAACGCCGGCAGCAGCGCAGAGGGGTTCCATATATCCTTTTCCCCGGATGGCGCTGCCGTCGACGAGCCGGTGTCTCAGGCAGTACGTGCTCCAACACGAGAGACACCGGCCACCGACGTCCTGATATTCGCCTCCAAGCCGATGGAAGCCGCAGAGCTATTTCACGCCGCGCTACCCGAGAACGGCCGCATCATCTTCTGGCGAGATCAGTTCTACTCCTGGCAGGGCAGCCGATACGTCGTGCGCGACCGCGTCTGGATCGAGCAGCGCCTCTACGCCTGGACGGCCACCTGCAAAACACTCAAGACGACCAAGAGTGGCGGATCAGAGGAAGTCGCCTTCGACCCGACATCGAAGAAAATCGGCGATATCCTGCATGCCCTCCGCGCCGTCTGTTACGCCGATCTACCAGAGCCGCAGGTCTGGATCACGCAGCGCGACAGCGACCCGCCGGCGCATGAAATCGTCGCATTCCGAAACGGCTTCCTGCACTGGCCGACGCGAACGTTCATGCAATCAAATTCGCGCCTGTGGCTGACATCCGCGCTCGAGTTCGACTACGATCATAACGCCGCTGCGCCTCGAGAGTGGCTTAACTTCCTCGACGTCCTGTGGCCAACCGACGCCGAGTCGATCATGGCTCTCGGTGAGATGTTCGGCTACCTGCTGACGGACGATAACAGCCACCAGAAAATGTTCATGTTGATCGGCCCTCCACGCTCCGGAAAGGGCACGATCCTCCGCATCCTCGAGAGCCTCGTAGGTGGCCAGAACCGCACCTCGCCAAGCCTCGCCAGCCTCGGGACGAACTTCGGCCTGCAGCCGCTAATCGGCAAGCGCCTGGCGATGATCTCCGATGCGCGCCTATCCGGAAAAACAGACCAGCAGCCCATCGTCGAGAACCTGCTGCGCATCAGCGGCGATGACTCCGTGACGGTCGACCGCAAGAACCTGGCGCAGTGGATCGGCAAGCTGCCGACGCGCTTCATCATGGCAACCAACGAAATTCCAGCCTTCTCCGACGCCAGCGCAGCACTCGCAAACCGTTTCATCATGCTGAAATTCACGGAGTCGTTCCTCGGCCGCGAGGATCTAGGCCTGACAAGCAGGCTGCTTCGCGAGCTCCCTGGCATCGTTCTGTGGGCCCTGGACGGCCTCGAGCGCCTACATAAACGCGGCTACCTGATCCGACCGAAATCGGCCGACGAAATCGCTCAGGACATGCTCGACCAGACCAGCCCGATGCGCCTATTTGTCTCCGAAAAATGCGTCATCAACGCCGCCGCGCAGTGCGATCGGGACGAACTTTATAAGGTGTGGAAGCTGTGGTGCGATGACCAGGGGCGCGATTATCCGGGCACAAAGATCGCGTTTGGCCGCCAACTTTCAGCTGCTTTCCCGGCGATAAAGCGGTGCCAACCCCGTGCCACTGGCACAAGATTGAATTTGTACGAGGGAATAAAAATTCGAAGCGAGTTCGACATCAACCAAGCTGATGGCGACGAACCGTACTGATGGCACAGGTTAATCCTGTGCCGGCACACTATTGGCACATAATTGAAAAGTTCGTAAAGTATTGATTACAAACAGATATTTATACTGGCACAAGATGGCACAAGATAAATAGAATGTATGACGTATAGAGATAGGTGTTTACATAGTGAAAGTACACATAATGAAAGTGTGGCGTCAAAATGGAAAAAATCATGTGCCACCTGTGCCAACCTGATCCGGCCCTGAAAACCCTGCCCGTTGCAAAATCGCAACGGTCGGTATAGATTTCGCATGACCATGGGCAGACCGAAAAAATCTCAGGAGCAGTTGGACAGGGACGCTGATGTCTGCGCGGAGATCTGTGCGCGGCTGTCGAGAGGTGAAACGCTCAACGCAATCTGTCGTGACGTTGGGATGCCTTCTGTTCGAACCGTGAATGACTGGCGGGCCGACCGACCAGACTTCGCCGCCATGTTCGCGCGCGCGAGAGACGACGGGTTCGATGCCATTGCCTCACAATGCTTGGAGATCGCTGACACACCAATCGAAGGCGAGCGGCGCAAGGAAACCGAGGACGGGGTCGAGGTTGTGACAGAGGACATGCTCGGTCATCGGCGCCTGCAGGTCGAAACGCGCCTCAAGCTCCTAGCTAAGTGGGACCCTCGCCGATACGGCGACAAACTGGCCGTTGGCGGCGCCGACGACCTTCCGCCCCTGCGCAGTGAATCGCTGGTCACGCTCGACCCATCCGAAGCCTACAAGTTGCTTCTCGGTGGCAAATGACCGCCGCCGCATTCAACTGGTCAGCGCCCGACTACCGCCCAGTGTGGGAAGCGCGCATCACGCGCCTGAACAAGCTGCGCTCCGATCCTTCGCTGCTGCCGGCGATCAAGAAGTTTTACGCAGACCATCCCGTCGAGTTCATCTCTGACTGGTGCTGCACGGTTGATCCGCGCAACGTCGAAATCGGCCTCGAGGCCATCGTCCCGTTCCTGCTGTTCCCGCGGCAGGTTGAGTTCGTCGAGTGGGTCGTAGCGCGCTGGCGCAGCCGTGAGGATGGCCTGGCTGAGAAGTCACGCGACATGGGCGTATCGTGGCTCTGCGTGGCTATCTCGGCCTGGATGTGGATATTTCACCCCGGCGTTGTCGTTGGCTTCGGCTCTCGAAAAGAAGAGTACGTCGACAAGCTCGGCGACCCGAAATCGCTGTTCTGGAAAATCCGCGAGCTCGTCCGCCTGTTGCCTGTCGAGTTCGTCCCTTCTGGCTACAACGAACGCGCACACGCGCCGTCGATGCGTATCATCAACCCTGAGAATGGCTCTGCCATCGTCGGCGAAAGCGGCGACAACATCGGCCGCGGCAACCGCACCTCGATCTATTTCAAGGACGAGAGCGCGTTCTACGAGCGGCCAGACGCCATCGACGCGGCGCTGTCTCAGACCTCGAACTGCAAGATCGACGTCAGCACACCGAACGGTGCAGGGAACCCGTTCTATCGCAAGCGGCACGGCGGCAAGATCAAGGTGTTCGTGTTCGACTGGAAGGACGATCCGCGCAAGGATCAGGCCTGGTACGAGCGGCAGAAACAGACACTCGACCCTGTGATCGTGGCGCAGGAAATCGACCGCGACTACACCGCGTCCGTCTCGAACTCATGGATACCCGGCGACATCGTTACCGCTGCCATGGCACGCGGACCCGCTGACGTGCGCGCTGAAGGCCCGCTGGTGATCGGCGTCGATGTGGCCAGGTTCGGCGATGACAAGTCCTGCATCACGTTCCGAAAGGGACGTGTGGTGTATCCGCAGATCGTGTTCTCGAAGTGCGACGTTGTCGACGTGGCTGGCCGTGTGAAGGACGCCGCGCTGAACTGGGGCGAGAAGGTATCGCAGATCGCAGTCGATACGATAGGCATCGGCTCTGGCGTGGCCGACATCCTGCGCCGTGACTTCCGGCATATCGTTGTCGACGTGAATTCCTCGCTGCGCATGTCGGACGGACAGAACTACAACCTGCGCTCCAGGATGTGGCGCGACATGCGCGAGTTCCTGAAGAACGGCGCCTCCATCCCGAACGACTCCGAGCTCGCCACCGATCTCACGGCGCTGCAGTACGAGTTCCGAGGCGGTGAGATGCTGATGGAGGCGAAGGACGACGCAAAGAAACGCGGCATTAAGTCGCCAGACCGGGCTGACAGCCTTGCTCTCACCTTCGCTGTGCCGTGTTACGATGTCGCGGAAACTAAGGTCCGTGCGGACACGGAATGGGATATTTTCGCGTGAGGCTCCAATGAGTGGATTTTTTGGCAAAGGCACAATGCTTGATCCGCTCGGCGTGACGACGTCGAAGTATGGCGACCCGCTCGGCATCAATCGCAAGATCGAGAACAAGCTCGACAAGGTCGATCCGATGGCAAAGTTCCGCGACAAGCATCCGACGATCTTCGATCCGCTCGCGCTCTCGACGCAGGGCGCAGAGGCCAAGGGGATGGTCGCATCTTCGCAGGCTTCGCAACAACTTCTGGGAGACTGACGACATGGGCGGATTGTTTTCGAAGCCGAAAGCGCAGGAGATGCCGACACCGACTGAGGTCAAGGTGCCTGTGATCAATCAGGAAATCGTCGATCGCTCGACGTCCGACATCATGCGTCGGCGCCGTGGGGCTGCTGCGACCGATACCGGAGCGTCAACGGCTGGTACGACTGCTGGCAGTGTTGCGGCGCAATCGCTGCTCGGTTCGTAGCCATGCAAGTTGTCGACATGACTGGAAAGGTTTGTGGTCGACTTAGCGTCATTGAACGCTGTGGGACGAAGAACAATAAAGCGGCTTGGCTATGCAAATGTTCGTGCGGAAATACGGCAATTGTTGCTGGCGACAATCTGCGTTCCGGCGTTACGCAGTCATGCGGATGCATCCACACTGAATGGACAAAGAACGGCCTAAAGAAATTTACGAGGACGCACGGCATGACCAGGCATCCTCTCTATTCGATTTGGGCGAACATGATCGACCGATGCGAGCGCCAAACACATCCTGCGTGGAAGTGGTACGGAGGCCGAGGCATCAGGGTTTGTGAACGTTGGCGGCGCGATTTCGAGGCTTTTCTATCCGACATGGGCGAGCGTCAGGAAGGTCTTTCAATCGACCGTATAGACGTAAACGGCGACTATGAGCCGAACAATTGCCGTTGGGCGACATGGAAAGAACAAGCGAACAATAAACAGAGGCACGTTCATGGCTGATTCACGCGCAACCGATATCGTTGATATGCATGGTCGCATGATTCAGCAGCGCCAAGCATTTGAAGAAACCTGGCAAGAGATAGACGACCGCATCCAGCCGACTGGTCAGGAGTTCGGCAACAAAACGTCTCCGAAGTCCAACAAAGGCAAGCCGAACACCGAGAAGGTCTTCGACGCGACACCAGGCCTGGCGCTCGACCGATTCAAAGCCGCGATGCACTCGCTGGTCACGCCTCGCGCGCAGCAGTGGCACACGATCAAGCCTGTCGAGGAACAGCTCGAGAACGACATCGAGGTGAAGCGCTACTGCGACGAGGTCACGCGTCGTCTGTTCGCTGCTCGCTACTCGGCGAACTTCGACAGCGAGATACAGGGCTGCTACTACACGTCCGGCAAGTTCGGCTCGATGTCGATGTTCGTCGGCGAGAAGGTTGGACGCGGCCTGTTCTATCGCGCCGTGCCGATGAAGCAGCTTTACTTCGCTGAGAACCAATACGGCGACGTCGACCTCGTGCATCGCGACTGGTTCTGGACGGCGCGCCAGGCGGTCATGCAGTGGGGCGATAAATGCCCGAAGGTTGTCCGCGACGCCTACGAAGGCAAGAAGCCCGAGCAGGAGTTCCGCTTTCTGCACTGCGTCAAGCCACGCCAGAACGCCGACGTATCCCGCAAGGACTATCGCGGCATGCAGTTCATTTCGTACTTCGTGCTGCATGACTTCCGCGAGATCATCGACGAGGGCGGTTTCCGCACGTTCCCCTATCCGACCGCACGCTATGACCTGGTGCCCGGCGAGGTCTATGGCCGCTCGCCGTGCATGACGATCCTGCCCGACGTGAAGATGCTGAACGTGATGATGCGTGACATCGTCCAGGCCGCGCAGTTGAAAGCGCTCCCGCCGATGATCGCAGCCCGCGACGGTATTGGTGGCGGTGCGATCCGCATGACGCCGGCGGCATTCAATCCTGGCTGGGTCGATGAGCAGGGCCGTCCGAAGGCGATGCCGCTGCAGGTCGGCGGCGACCTTGGCATTGGGTCGGAGCTGATCGATCAGAAGCGCTCGATCGTGAATGATGCGCTGCTGAACACGCTGTTCCAGATACTGGTCGATAAACCGAACATCACGGCCACCGAGGCAATGCTGCGGGCTCAGGAGAAGGGTCAGCTCGTTGGTCCGACCGGTTCGAGGATCGAGTCCGAGTTCCTGACGAAGATGATCGAGCGCGAGATCGACATCCTGGCCGCAGCGGATCAGTTGCCAGAGATGCCGCAGAAGCTGCTCGACATGGGCGGGCTGTACTCGACCGAGTTCGACTCGCCGCTGTCCAGAGCTCGTCGTGCCGAAGAAGGCATCTCGATCATGCGCTCGTTCGAACAGTTGGCCTCGATTGCCTCCGTGCTGGGCCCAGATGGGGCCGCGCAGGTGTTTAAACGGGTGAACATGGACGAGGCTACCAAGACGATATTTGAAATCAATGGCACGCCTGCAAAGGTGCTCTACACCGACGAAGAGATGGAGCAGATCGACGCGCAGAACGCGCAGGCCTCGCAGGCTCAACAGCTGCTGCAGGCCGCTCCGGTCCTGGCCGACACAGCAAAAAATTTAGCCCAAGCCCAATCCATGGCTGCATCGGTCCCGGCTGGTCCGGCTCCGGCCGTAGTCTGATGGAACCGGTCTGGGTTGCTCGTCTGGATGTGATGGTTGATTTCTACGATGACGGGACGCCCGGGCTGGTGGCGTTCTGCGAGGCGATGCCGTTCTTCGTTGGTCACGGCGCTGATGACGACGAAGCGCTTGACGACTGGAAAGAGCAGTACCGGGCGAGGACGCTGCATTGACTGAGAAATCGCAGTCGTTGTTCGTTCGCTGGTGGAATCTGCGCGGTGCGTATCAGGCGTTTTTCCAGCGTCGCAACGCCACCCCGAAGCAGCGCCGCGCCGTCCTCGATGACCTGCGCGAGTATTGCAATCACGGCACGCTGCCGATTGCCACGGACAAGAACGGGACGACCGACGCTTATCAGACCGGAAAACTTCACGGACGCCAGGAAGTGTTGCTATACTTGCAGCAGATACTTGACCTCGACGACGCAACACTATTCCGAATGAAGGACATGGAAGATGAACAAGGAAGTGATCGCGCATAAACGCGCTGAAGTTCAGGCGCGGCTTGATACGCTGAAATTCGCGTTCGGAAATCCTGGCGCTAACCTTGATCCGTTGCTGACTGATGCTGCGCGTGACACGGTGAAGAAGATCAAGCGCCTAGACATAGAGAACCAGATCAAGGCAGCTCAGGACGATCTGAAATCGTTTGAATAACGGAGAAACGTATGGACACTATTGAACAGGAAATACAAGCCAAGGGGCTGACCGCGCCGCGCGTTACGCCTGCTGACATCGAGGCGAACATCGCCGGCGAGTATTTCTTCACCGCAGAACAGGCGGTCACCGGCTTCAATGAAGACATGGTTGGCCGATTCCTCGGCTGGAAGCTGCCGAAGGACTTCGCGCCTGACGGCGGAATTTCGTTCTGTGAAAGCGCATGGTGGCCGAGCGGAACGAACCTGCTGCACGCCGGCCAGGCCAAGGAAATGCTTGAGCATGTCGTCGGCGGCGCTCCGGCTTTGCCGGCGCTCGGCCTGCTTACATTTTGTGTCATTGTCCTGCGCAACGGTTTCACCGTCACCGGCGATAGCGCCTGCGCCAGCCCTGAGAACTTCGACGCCGAACTCGGCCGCAAGATTGCCAGGCAGAATGCCGTGCAAAAAATCTGGCCGCTGATGGGCTATGCACTCAAGGAGAAATTGAATGGCTGACGAAATCCCTGCCGCCGCGCCTGCCGCTGCGGCTCCTGCACCGACCGAAGCTCCCGCTGCTGCACCGGCTGCAGCACCTGCCGCGCCTGCCGTTCAAGACGCTGCTGCTGCTCTCGGCGCCGCTCCTGAAGCCGCCAAGCCTACCGACGCACCGGCCGCACCGAACCCCGACGCGCTGACGATGCCCGGAAAGGACGCTACGCCTGAACAGTGGGCCGAGTTCTACGGCAAGATCGGCCGGCCTGAATCGGCGGACAAGTACGAGCTGCCTGTTCCTGAAGGCGACAATGGCGCATTTGCCAAGGCTGTCGCGCCGATGCTGCACAAGGCCGGCCTCACCGGTGAGCAGGCGAAGACGCTGGCCACCGAGTGGAACGCGATGCAGGCTAAGGCTGAAGCCGATTACGTTGCCGGCGAGAATGCTCGCATCACGGCGCTGAACTCGAAGAACAAGGCCGAGGCCGACGCACTGAAAACCGAGTGGGGCGATCAGAACGATGCGAACATGGAGCATGCGCGTCGTGCGATGCGTCAGTTTTTCCCGGCTGACAAGGCTGGCGATGTGATTTCCGCAATCGAGGGTGTGGTCGGCTACAAGGGTACGATCACGATGCTGCACAGCATGGGCAAGGGCATGGCCGAGCACAGCGCGCCAGGATTGGGCGATAACACGTCCGGCGGTGGCGCTCCGAAGACGCTGGCGGAACGGATGTATCCGGGGATGCAGTAGCGCGACCGAGCACTCGAATCACCCCCTTCGGGCTGGTCTTCTGACCGGCCCTTTTCTTTGGGTGTTGCATTGCTGCCACAGTTTTTCCGTTGTACATTCCGCACAATTGATGTGGTAATCGCGCGCCGTGTTGGCATTCCCACAAAAAGATTTCAACTCTCACGGAGGCCAATATGGCGACCATCGGTGCAAACGTTCTTACCCTGACGGACTGGGCCAAACGGGTTGACCCCGATGGCAACGGCGTCTCCCCCGTCATCGAACTGCTAAATCAGTCGAACCCGATCCTCGATGACATGCTCTGGATCGAGGGCAACCTCGCAACCGGGCACCGCACCACTGTTCGTACCGGCCTCCCTGCCGTCGCATGGCGCAAGCTGAACTACGGTGTGGCGCAGTCGAAATCGACCACCGTCACGATCGACGACACCTGCGGCATGCTCGAAGCGTTCCCGCAGGTCGATAAAGACCTGGCCGAACTGAACGGCACCACTGCCGCATTCCGCCTGTCTGAGTCCGTCGCGTTCCTCGAGTCGATGAACCAGACGATGGCCTCGACGCTGTTCTACGGCGACACCGAACAGAACGCCGAGCGCTTCCTCGGACTGGCTCCGCGTTACTCGACGATCTCAGGCGCCACCAACGGTCAGAACATCATCTCGGCCGGCACCGTGACCGGCGGCGACGGTCAATCGATCTGGCTTGTGGGCTGGGGCGAATCGACCGTGCATGGCATTTTCCCAAAAGGCTCGAAGGCCGGTCTGATTCACGAAGACCTCGGCCTCGATACCGTGACCGATTCCGGCGGCGGCAAGTACCGCGCTTATCTCGACCACTACCAGTGGAAAGCAGGCCTGGCGCTGCGTGACTGGCGCTACGTGGTCCGCATCGCGAATATCGACACATCGGCGCTGGTTGCCGATACGGCCGGTGCCACGATCAAGCTGATCGAGTACATGAGCCGCGCGATTGACCGCCTGCCGATATTCGGCAACTGCAAACCGGTGTTCTACATGAGCCGCACGGCGTTCTCGATCTTGCGTATCCAGGCGCTGAACAAGTCCACCAACGCGCTTTCGATCGAGAATGCGCTCGACCAGTTCGGCAACGTGGTCCGTGGCAACCTGTCGTTCCAGGGCATCCCGATCCGCCGCGTTGATGCGCTGCTCGCGAACGAAGCGCAGATCAGCTAACCAGCCAAAAATTCAGGAGAACATTCATGATTGTCGACAAGCAAAACGCATTCTCTGAATCGCAGGCGCTGACTGCTACCGCGGCCTCTACCAACGTCATCGACCTGTCGCAGATCCGGCAGATCGGCGATGGCAAGCCGCTGTATGTGGTCGTCACGGTCGAGGTCGCGATGGCCGGCACCACGCCGTCTCTGGCCGTCTCGATCGTTACCGATGACAACGCCGCGCTGTCCTCGCCGGCCGTCATCCTGACCGGCCCGACCATCCTCGGTGCCAGTCTGCCTGCCTCGACGCAGCTGGTGTACCCGATCCCGCTGTCCGGCGTAGAGCGCTTCATCGCGCTGAACTACACGCTGGCCGGTACGGGCCCGACCGTTACCGTCTCGGCTCACATCGTCGAGAACTTCACGCAGGACGTTAAGTACCCGTCCGGCTTCACGGTGCTCTGATGAGACAGCGGGCATTCCAGACCGGAGTGCTCGCCAACCCTTACAAGGTTGTCGAGCCCGGAGAAATCTTCGAGCACCGCGAGGCGATGGTATGGGCTGAGATCGTTGATGACGAGCCAGCGCCTGATGTTGCGGCAGAGGACGAGCCAGCGCCTGATCTGATTGAACAAAAGAAGGGCCGCAGAAAACCCGAGCCCGACGCTGATGTGATCTAACGCGACAGCCCTTCGGGGCTGTTGTGCCATAGGAGACACGGGCCGTGGCAAGCAAAGTCGAAGTAGCCAATCTCGCGCTGACAAAGCTCGGCGACGATCCCATCCTGCTCCTGACGGATGACACCAAGCCAGCGCGCACGCTGAACCGGATTTTCGACCTGATCGCCAATGCGGAGATGCAGGCGAACTGGTGGAAATTCACGGTCAAGCGCACCGAACTCTCGGCGCTGGTCGATCCTCCCGCCTGGGGTTATGCCTCGCAATACCCGCTCCCGTCCGACTACCTCGGGCTGATCCAGGTCAACGATATCTATCTCTGCTCGGCATCGCGCCAGCGCGGGCTGTGGTCCGTCGAGTCCGGGCTGATCCTGACCGACATGCAGGCTCCTCTGAAGCTGCGCTATATCCAGCGTGTTCCGGTGGCGTCCTGGCATTCGCTGTTCGTTGATGCGTTTGCCTGCAAGCTCGCGATGGAAGCCTGCGAGACGCTGACGCAATCCGACTCGAAGTTCCAGCGTGTCGCAAAAATGTACGAGGTTGCAATCCAGCGCGCGCATTCCATGGACGCCATCGAGAACCCGCCGGAGCAGTTCCCGCTCGGTTCATGGAACGAGTCTCGCGAAGGCGGTGCGGTTGGAACTGGCGGCGATGGATGGGCCGCTCTGCCGACGAATATGGTGATCGGCTGATATGGGTCGCGCATCTCCGATCATTGATAATACGAATGCGGGCGAACTGTCGCCGCTGATCGCCGGCCGTGTCACGTTTGAGAAGTACCCGAACGGCGCAACGATCTGCGAGAATTTCCTGCCGACAGTACAGGGTCCGTCGATACGCAGAGCCGGCACGCGGTTCGTGCATGAGGTCAAGGCGTCCGGCGCTGGTGCTTCGCTGTTGCAGGTGTTCGAATACTCCGTCGACCAGGCGTACCAGGTCGAGTTCGGACACCTCTACGCGCGGTTCTATACGTGGGACGCAGTGACGAAGGTTCGCGGCATCATCGAGTCCTCGCCTGGCGTTCCATACGAGATCGTCACGCCGTACCCGATCACGCAGCTCTATAACGCCAACGGCACGAGGCGCCTGCAATTCACGCAGTCCGGCGACTTTCTCTACATCGCCAGCCCGGACCAGCAGCAACGCATCCTGAAGCGCCTGACCGCGACGACGTTCTCGCTCGTCAAGTTCGACTCGAAGTCAGGGCCGTGGAAGCCGCTGAACGATACCGCAACGACGGTCTATGCCAGCGCTGCGACCGGAACCGGAATCACGCTGACAGCCTCGGCCGCAATATTCCAGGCGGGGCATGTCGGATCGCTGTTCTACCTCGAGTCGAAGAGCATCAACGCGATTCCGGCGTGGGAAGTCTCCAAGGCGATCGCCATCGGTGTCGAGCGCCGCAGCGACGGCAAGACCTACAAGGCGCTGAACGCCGCCACGACCGGAACGAGCCGGCCCGTCCATACAGAGGGCGCTATTCTCGACGGCGATACCGGCGTGCAGTGGCAGTATCAAGACCCTGGCTATGGCTGGGTTCGCATCACCGGGTTCACGTCCTCGACGATTGTCACGGCCGACGTGATCTCGCAGCTGCCATCACAGGTAGTCGGAGCGCCGAATGCGACGACACGCTGGGCCCATGCCGCATGGTCTGATGTCGAAGGTTATCCGTCATCCGTGGCGTTCTATCGCGACCGGCTGTGGTGGGGCAGAAAACGCACTGCCTGGTCTTCTGTGACGTCCGATTACGAGGACTATTCCCCGCGCTCGTTCGGCCTCGTGACGGCTGATATGGCGATCACGGCGAACCTTGCATCGGGCAAGCTGAACGATATCCAGTGGCTATCACCTGACCGCGACCTGATTGCCGGTACGACAGGCGGCGAGTTTGCTATCGGGGAACTGACGAACGGCGAGCCGATCGGGCCGGGTAACGTCCGCGCTCGGTCGATGTCGGAGTTCGGGTCACGCGCCGTGGTGCCGATCAAGAACGCTGAGGCGCTTCTGTTCTTCAAGCGTTCCGGGTTGGAAGCCCGCGAAACATCCTACGACTTCGGATCGGACGGCTATAAATCGTCAAATGCGACGGTTCTGTCTGAACACATCACGAAGACCGGCGTCGTGCAGGCCGTGTTCGCTTCTGACCCGGCGCCGATCGTCTGGGCTATCCGATCTGATGGCGCGCTGGTTGGCTTCACCTGGAATCCCGAGCAGAACGTCCGCGGCTGGCATCGGCATCCGGTTGGCGGAAATGGCGTCGTCGAATCGATCTCAGTGATGCCTGCTGCCGAGGGCGACCGATCCGAACTCTGGCTGATCGTTCGGCGCACCATCAACGGACTGACGAAGCGGTACGTCGAATATCTTGAGCGGCCGTTCCGCACCGGCGACACGCAGGCCTCGCAGTTCTATGTCGACAGTGGCCTGACGTACAACGGGGCGCCGACGACAACGATCACCGGGCTCGGCCACCTCGAAGGCATGACGGTGAATGTGCTGCTCGATGGCGCACCTCACCCTGATCGCGTCGTGACGTCTGGATCGATCACGCTACAGCGGGCTGGCTCGATTGTGCAGATCGGATTGTCATGTCCGGCGCGCTGGCGTTCCATGCGGCTCGAAGCAGGCGCTGCCGATGGCACAGCGCAAGGCAAGACGAAGCGCGCGCATAAGGTCACGTTCCGCCTCGACAACACCGGCAGCGGAAAATACGGCGCGCTGGTCGACGGGTTCCCGATGGATTACTTCCAGTTCAGAACAGCCAGCGATGCGATGGATCAGCCCGTTCCGTTGTTCACAGGCGACAAGACGGTCGATTGGCCGAAGGGCTACGATGCGGACGGGTACTTCGGGTTTTCTATCGATCAACCGGTGGCCGCAACGATTGTCGCGGTCATGCCGATCATCACGGTTCAGGACGGGAGATGAGAGTCGAGAAACTGCGGGCATGGCATCTTGAAGCGCTTGAGCTCCAACCATCGCAGGCGATGTTCGGGACGAGCATCAAGCAGCCTGACTATCAACGCATGATCGTGAATGCCGGCCAGGCCTTCGCTGCGGTGAGCGGGGACACAGTTTTGGGTTGCGGCGGCATGACCGAACTGTGGGAAAATCGCGCTCAAATATGGGCGTTGGTTTCAAAGGATGCAGGTCCGCACATGGTTGGTATCCACCGAGCCGTTGAGGGGTTTCTGAAGCAGGCGCCGCAACGCCGGATCGAGGCTTATGTGTTGGTCGGATTCTCGGCCGGAAGTCGGTGGATTCGGCGGCTTGGGTTCAAGCACGAGGGAACCATGCGGGCATACTCGCCGGAAGGCGACGATTACGAACTTTATGCGAGGGTGCGGTAATGGCTTTCATTGCTCCTGTTTTGGTTGCGATGGGCGCGTCGGCAGGCACGGCTGCAACGATTGGAACCGTGGCGACGGTGGCCAGCACAGCGCTGGCTGCGGTGAGCGCCGTCCGGTCATCACAGCAGGCCTCTGCCAACGAGAAGACCGCAGCCAATCGGGCCGAATACGATGCCAAGGTCGCGGACTTGCGAGCCGGCCAGGTCGGAATCGAGACGAACATGCGCGAGGACGAGCAACGCCAGCGCGCTCGCATCGCCATCGGCCAGCAGCTTGCATCGAGCGGTGAGGCTGGAGCCGGTCTGAACGAAGACCTGCTGCGGCAGTCGGTCTACAACTCAGAGCAGGACACCACGGCAATCCGCTACGAGGGCGCACTGAAGCGCGCGGGCTATACCGACGAGGTTGCTCTGCAGAAGGGCAACGCGGTCCAGCGCCGGCAGAATGCGCGCGAGGCGACAACGTCTGGCTACATCGGCGCGGCATCGGCGCTGACACAGGGTGCGGCGAACTACTACGGCAAGAAATCACTGAACGGCGGATAGAGACATGGCGACGGCAATCCCGATCTATAACCGTCAGGTGATCGCTGGAGGCGTGCAGTCAAACCCCGGCGCGAGTTCGGCCGTCAATGGCCAGAGCTATCTCGGCAATGCGCTCGGCGAGGCAGCAAACGCGCTGGGCAGCGTCAGCAACGCGGCCGAGGCAATCGCAAAACAGCAGCGCCAACTCGTCGAGGACCGCTCGGCCGTCGATGTCGCGAACGTGCTGTCGAAGGGTGACGTTTTTTGGCAGGAGGATTCGACGAATAGGTTCCAGTCCTGGAAGGTCGGCGATCCTGACATGCGCGAGGGCATCGGCAAGGACTTCGACAAGTGGCAGTCCGAGACGGCGCAAGGCCTGCAGACCGAGTCCGCTCGAAATTACTTCCTGAAGCACACGGCTGGCCAGAAGGCGCAGCTGATGCAGAACGCGTTCTCCTGGCAGCAGAAGGCGACCACGGACCGGCTGAATGCCGATACGGTCGTCGGGCAGCAGGATGACGAGAACGTCGTCGCGCAGGATCCTACGAGCCTCGACCGCGTCTATGCGCGGCGTATGGAAACGGTTCTGGCCCGCAAGGATCTGAGCGAGGCCGAGAAAATCAAGTTCGGCAAAACGTACAAGGAAGGCCTGCGCCTCGCCTCCGAGTCCGGAGAGATGCACCGTGATCCGGCTGGCTGGTACGAGCGTCGGTTCGGGAAGTTCCGGCAGGATGGCAAGAGCGCTGCTGTTGGGTCGGGCTCTACAGGCGACCAGCTATGGGCGGCGCAGGTCAATCAGGAGTCGGGCGGCAAGCAGTTCCGCGATGATGGCACGCCTGTCACGTCCTCGAAGGGCGCCATCGGCGTTGCGCAGGTCATGCCGAGCACTGGTCCAGAGGCGGCAAAGCTTGCCGGCCTGCCGTGGGATGAGCAGCGGTTCCACAAGGACGCCGGCTACAACGAAGCGCTCGGCCGAGCATACATGGACAAGCAGTTGCAGACGTTCGGGGGCGACCAGGCGAAGGCGTTGGCTGCGTACAACATGGGGCCCGGATCAGCTGAGAAGGGCACCGGTGTCGCTGGACTGGTGGCGAAGTATGGCAACGACTGGCTAGCGCATGCACCGCAGGAAACGCAGGACTACGTTCAGCGCATCTCCGCTCGTGTCGGCGGCGCAGGCCGTCCCGCTCCTCGTGTTCAGGTCGCAAGCGCTGACACAGGCACGATGACAGACGCCGGCGGTGGCGCGGTGTCTGCGGTCGATCAGCCGTCTAGCTTCACCGATCTCGACTGGGAGAAGCAGATTCAGCTGAAGCGCCAGGCCGAGACGATGCTGCGCCAGCAAAGCGCGCTGTTCTCGTCCGACATGGATGCGAAGATGCGCGAAGCCTCGGCGATGCATGCGGATGGCAAGGTCGATCCGTTCAACCTGGAGCCGGCGGACTTCGACCGCGCCTATGGTGAGAAGGGCGCTGCCGCCTACGATGAATATCGGCAGAGCCGCGCCATGGCGACGGACATCGCGCATTTCCAGACGATGACGCCGGACGAGATCAAGGGCTCGCTCGAGCAGTCGCAGGCGCAGGTCGATGCGCGGGCCGAGTTCGGCGGCGTTGGATACCAGGCTGCGGATGCACGCCAGCAGCGCCGGATACAGTCGGCGCAGCAGGTTGTCGAGCAGCAGCAGAAGGACCCGCAGGCGTATGCCGCGAAGGTCGGTCTGTCGCAGGCAAAACAGATCGACATGAGCAACACCGACGCGATGGGGGCCGAGCTCGCCAAGCGTGAGTCGACGGCATCGATGATGCGTGACCGCTACAAAGCGCCGTATCAGCTGCTGACGAATACCGAAGCGCAGGCGATGTCGGCAACGATGCGCACGTTCCCGACTGCGGCGCGCGTTCAGTATCTCGAGGCAATGCGCACGTCGGTTGCCGACCCGACTGCATATCGCTCGCTGATGCAGCAGATCGCGCCTGACAGTCCGGTGACGGCAGTGGCTGGCAACATCCTGGCGGCGCAGGCTTGGACGCAACAGGGCGGCTGGTTCGGCAAGGACATGGCGTTCGACCCGAAGAAGGTCGCGAGCACGATCCTGCAGGGCGAGTCGATCCTGAACCCGACGAAGAGTGATAAGGCGCAGGATGGCCGTGGCGGGAACTTCCCGATGCCGAAGAACCAGGACATGGAGCGCGCGTTCAACGATTTCGTTGGGCAGGCGTTCGCTGGAGATGCGGCTGGCTATGGTGCTGCGTATCAGTCGTACCGCGCCTACTACGCCGGCAAGTCCAGCGAGAAGGGCGTTCTGTCTGACGTGCTCGACGACACGATCAGCCGCGAGTCGATGCTGGCCGTGACCGGCGGCGTGTATGACCTGAACGGCAACGGAAACGTGCTGAAGCCGTGGGGCATGGGCGACGATCTGTTCGAGCAGAAGGTGAAGGATGCGTATGCCGGCGCGATGCAAGCTGCTGGGCTGCGTGGCACCGCGTCGGACCAGTTCGACGCCTACGGGCTGCGCAAGCTATCAGGCTCGCAGTATCTGCTGACTAACGGAACCGGCGCGCTGATGGGCCGGAACGGGCCTGTGATACTGAATATTTCGCCGAACGTGCCGAGGCCGATCCGATGAGCTATTTCGACCTCGACCCGCGCGCTGATGCAGACACGCTGACATGGGCGCTGGAGAACCCGGCCGCTACACCTGGTCCGGGTTTCTTCGATGGAAGTCTGACGGCGGTTCCGAAGGGTTTGTGGTCTGGCATCGTCGCGAAGCCTGGTCTGCTGATCGGCGATGCTGCGGACGTGACGCTGACACCGATCGCGAAGAAGATCGACGAGATGTTCGGCGGGACAACGGCAGTTGATTGGCTGGCTGCAGACAAACAGAAGCGCATCAACATGGTCCAGAACGTCATGCCTGACGCGCGCGTTGGCATGGGTGGTCAGTTGCTGTTCGGTGCCGGTGACGTGCTGCCAGGCGCGATTGCAGGAACCGTGCTCGGGGGGCCTGCTGGTGGCGCTGCTGTGGTCGGCACCACGCAAGGCTATGCCGAGTCCGTGATGGCGCAGCAGAAGGGCGTCGATGAACTGACCGCGCTCGGGCAGGGGGCGATCACTGGCGTCACGCAAGCGGCAGGCGTGCTGATACCCGGAAGCGTCGGCGCCAACGTTCTGAAATCGGTTGGCGTTGGCGTGGTCGGTAACGTCGGGCTTGGCATGGCACAACGGGCCGCGACGGGTCAGTTGCTTGAGCGCCGCGGCTATGCCGAACTCGCGAAGCAGTACCAGACGTTCGATCTCGAATCGATGGCCGTCGATGCTGTTCTTGGTGGCGCGTTCGGCGTGATCGGAGCGAAGTTCCACAAGCCAGGCGAAGCGCCTGCACCGTCGCCGGCCGATATCATCCCGCAGCCTGTGATCGACTCGGCGCTCGCTGCTAATGCCGTGCGTCACGTCGATGAGGGCATCGCGCCAGGCGTCCCGGTCGATCCGATCTCGCAGGCATCCCACACGAAAGCGGTTAACAAGGCTGTCGGCGACCTGATGGCTGACCGGCCTGTGGATATCTCAGGCACAGGCATCGACGAGGCCGGTTTCGTACCGGTTCGCAGCGAGACGCGCGCGGCTGTCACGGCAGCGCTCGATGACCTGCATCCGCTACGTCAAGCGCTCGACGATGTCGAAGCACTGCGCGCTGAGGTGAAAGCGCTCGGCCTAGAGGCGCCGGATGAGCCGCTGCTGACGGGCCGCACGCTGCCCGATGCGCCGCCTGTCGGTGCTGGCCGGCGTGGTGAGGTGTTCGTCGGTGATCGTCCAGAGCCGGTGACGTTCCGCATCGTCGAGGCCGACAGCCTGGCGCCGCAGATCGGCAAGGCTGAGAACCAGTTTCGTGACCGCGATCGTGCCGCGGCGCAGATGCAGGTATCGAAGATCGCCAACGACCTGCAGTTCGGCCGGCTTGCGGATGCGCCGACGATGGCCGATGGCGCTCCAACGCTGGCGAAGGATGTCCGGATTGTGGGCGGCAATGGCCGCGTCCGTGCTGTGCAGCAGGCGTATGAGCAGGGCGGTGCGGATAACTACCGCGAGCAACTGACCGCCCGTGCTGCAGAGTTCGGCGTCGATCCTGCGGCCGTGCAGGGCATGCAGAAGCCGGTGTTGATCCGCGAGTTCGAGAATGACGTGAATGTGCGCCAGGCGGCAATCCTGTCGAACGAGGGCGGCGGGCTCCGCATGTCGGCGCTTGAGCAGGCGAAGGTAGATGCCGAACGGATGCCGGCGCTGCGCAGCCTGGACGTTCCGGAGAATGGCGATCTCGGTTCCGCCGGTGCGCGTGATTTCCTACGCCGCTGGATGGCGAACATGTCGATCGAGCAGCAGGCCGGACTGGTCGGATCGGACGGCAGGTTGTCAGCTGAAGGCCTGCACCGGGCCCGCAATGCGATTATGTATCACGCCTATGGTGACTCGCCGACGCTGTCACGGCTGATCGAGTCGGCCGACGAGGCACAAAAGAACGTCGCGAATGCGCTGGTGAAAGCCGCGGCGAATGTCGCCGATGCACGACAGGCGATGGAGCTCGGCGATCTGCATGACCGCGATATTCAGCCGCAACTGCTGCAGGCTGTGGATAAGTTTCAGGAAATCCGCGCAACAGGGCAGTCGGTCGACGAGTTCGTGAATCAAGGCGACATGTTCGGCAACGGCATCGGCCCGGAAGCGACGGCGCTGATGCGGTACTTCGAGGCGAACAAGCGCTCGACGAAGGCGCTGGCCGAGGCGATCAACGGCTACTACGACGCGGTTCGTGCGCTCGGTGATCCGAAGCAGGTATCGATGTTCGCAGCCGATGCGCCGAGCCGTGCTGAGATATTGACGGCAGTTCTGAAGGGCGAAGAAGTCCGCAGACCCGCCGGCGAAGTCGCAGAAATCCGCAGTTCTGTCGAGAAGATCGACATGCCGGTATTCGAAGGCGGGCCGACCGGAGAGCGCCACACCTACACGGCGCACATGCCGGACGGGCAGGAGATCGGCAAGGTCGCGTTTAATATTTACCGAGACGGCACGGCAGTTCCGGAGCAGGTCGACGTGCTGCCTCCATTCCGGCGCCAAGGCGTAGCGTCAAAGCTGTATCAGACAGCCGAGGCTGACGGACTGAAGATCGTTCCGTCAGAGCACCAGAGCGTTGAGGGTAAGGCGTTCTCCGACGCGCGGCTGGCTCGTAAGGAATCTGCCCGCACCGGTGAAGCTCCGGTCGAACCCAGCGCCACCGAGGCCACCGTCGCGCAAGTCTTCGAGAGCACGCCGAACGCCAAGCTTGTGAATGAGACCGGCGACATCGAGACCGGGCAGTGGGAACTTGCCAAGGCTGACGCTAAAATCGCAACGGCAGAGACTGACGCAGCTGGCTATGATGCCGCCGTCGCCTGCTTTCTCAGAGGGTAAGTCATGCGCGCAATAATTATTGAAGAAGACCGGTTCACTGATCTGACCGACGCGCTGCGGCTGCACGAATCCGATGCACGTAGCGACAACACGGCGGAACGCCTGAATTGGCCACTGGATATTTGGCATGAGGCGCTGAATCAAGCGCGCCGTGAGATGCATTTTGAGTTCGTCCGCTGGGCACAAAGCCACGGCGCTTCTTGCGTCAAGAAATAGATAGGGCAACCCATGCGCGAAAGATGCATCAACGCCGTCCAGAAGGCCGCAGGCCGCGAGCTGACACAAGCCGAGGTCAAGGACATCGAGGACCGGATTGCGCGCAACCAGCGCCAGCTAGCGCGGCAGGACCCGCAGGCATGGCAGAAGCTGACCGAGAGCCAGCAGATGCAGCGCGCCGCCGATGCGTCCGTGACAGAGATGATCCGCGAGGCAGAGCAACAGAAGTTCCGGCTGCAGCGCATGATCGAGGTGAAGGACAAGCTCGATCGCGAGACCGGCCCGTGGGAAGGCGGCCGGCTCGACGCGATGAAGCGCAAGATCGCCGCGGTGACGGATGGAAAGGGCTCGTTCCGATCAATCGAGACGCTATCAACGTCGATCCGCTCCGATGCGCTGCGGCGTTTGCAGGACGTGTTCGACGCGCTCGACCCGCGCATGCTCGGCCTGTTTGAGAACAACGACGGCGTGATCGGATTCACCCGCGCGTTGTTCGGCCAGACGGAAGGCATCGATCCGAAGATCGTGAAGGCGGCGGAGGGATGGCTTGAGGTCGCCAACGGCATGCGCGAGACGTTCAACGGGCTCGGCGGGAAGATCGGCAAGCTCGAAAACTGGGCGATGCCGCAGACACACTCGCAGATGCGGATTGCCAAGGCCGGCCAGCAGAAGTGGATGGACGACGTCCGCCCGCTGATCGATCGCACGAAGTACGTGAACACGGACGGCACGTATTACTCGGCGAACCAGATCGAGGCGTTCCTGCGCGAGTCGTGGGAAACGCTGGCGACAAACGGGCTGAACACGATGGAGCCTGGGCAGGTCGGCAACTCGATGATGGCGAACCGGCATGCGGCGCACCGTGAGATTCACTTCAAGGGGCCGGACGAGTGGCTGAAGTATCACACGGACTATTCCGGCCAGCCGATGCTGAAAACCATGGTCGACCACCTCAGCTCGATGGCGCGCGATACGGCGATGGTGGAAGAATTTGGCCCGAACCCAGACCGGATGTTCGAGTACCTGCGCGATCAGGGCATCAAGGAAGCGGCGACGGTCGATCCGAAGAATCTCGGTCGCTACCAGACGCAGGGCGTCAAGCTCGACAATCTCTGGAAGTTCATGAGCGGGCAGGAGCAGCCGGTCGCGCGTGAATGGCTGGCGCGGCTCAGTGATAGCACGCGGAATTTCCTGGTATCGACGCGGCTTGGTTCGGCGGTTATTTCATCGCTCGCCGACGAGGGCACGATGGCGATCACGGCGCATGTGAATAACATGAGTTACATGCAGGTGTTCGCCAACGAACTGCGCGGAATGAACCTCGCTAATGCAGAGGAACTGCGCCAGGCGCGTCGGGCTGGGCTCGCCATGGAAACAATGCTCGGCGACATGAACCGCTGGGGTCAGGACAATCTCGGATCGACCGTCACATCGAAGATGGCGCACTTCACCATGCGCGCGTCGGGAATGAACGCGATCACCGATATCCGCCGGCGGGCATTCGGCGTGACGATGATGGACTCGATCGGGCATCTGACACGCAACGTCGATGCGCTGGGCAAGCTCGACGAGCACGACAACCGGATGCTGCTGTCGAAAGGCGTCACGGAAACAGACTGGCAAGTCTGGCGCGCGGCATCGCCGGAGCAGTGGGGCGACGTGAATCACTCTGTCCTGACACCGGATGCGATCTATGCGATTCCGGATGAGCAACTGTCGCACCTGGTTCCTGACTTGGCAACGCGCGGCGAGTCTGGCGAGACGCTGAAGGTCGCGACCGATCGCCTGCGCCGTGATGCGGCTCTGCGTTTGATTGGTGCTGTCGGCGAAGAGATCGACATGGCCGTCGTCACGCCAAAGGGCATCGAACGCGAAATGCTCGGCGGTGGCAGCCAGCGCGGCACATGGAAGGGCGAACTGGCTCGGTCAGTCTGGCTGTTCAAGACGACGCCGATCGCGGTGGTCTATCGCCACTGGAAGCGCGGCCTGGCGATGGAAACGAACGGCGGCAAGGTCGCTTATATCTCGGCGCTGGTGGCTGCGACGACGGTCATGGGCGCATTCACTATGCAGGTCAAGGAACTGATCGCAGGGCGTGATCCGCGCAACCTGAACCCGATGTCCGACCATGGCGTCAAGAACTGGGTCAACGCGTTCCTGCAGGGCGGCTCGTTCGGCATCTACGGCGACTTCTTGTTCTCGAACGTGACGCGGCACGAGACGTCGCCGCTGGCAGCGTTCCTCGGACCAGTGGCTGGCATGGCTGAGCAGCTGCTGGCGCTGACGCAGGGCAACATCGTCCAATCGATGCAGGGCAAGGATACGAAGTGGCAGGCCGAGCTCGTGCGCTTTGGCCGATCGAACATCCCGATGGCGAATCTCTGGTATGCCAAGGCCGGCCTCGACCACCTGATATTCAACGACCTGCAGGAATATGTCTCGCCTGGCTACATGGCAAAGATGAAGCGCCGCATGCAGCAGGACTACGGCGCGTCCTATTTTTGGGACCCACAGTCAGACAAAGTGCGGGCTCCGGACGTCGGGAGAATGGTCCGTCACTAGGTCTGTTGCGTTGTTGTAATCGCACAACAGGCTTAGAATTCCGCAAACCTTTATAAGGGGCGCGCCTTGACCGTCGAATCCACAATCAACAAGTCCGGGCCCTATGCCGGCGCCGGCAGCGTCGGGCCCTACACGGTCGGCTTTCGCTTTCTCGATCAGACGCATCTGCGGGTTATCAAGACCGTTGATGACGTCGATGCGAACCTTTCCCTGGCTACAGATTACAGCGTGGCAGGCGTCGGTAATCCCACCGGATCTGTGACGCTGGTGGCGCCGCTCGCTACCGGCGAAAAACTGACGATCATCCGCAATGTCCCGGCTACGCAGGAAGCCGACTACGTACAGAACGACGCATTCCCTGCTGAGTCGCACGAAGCTGCGCTAGACAAGCTGACGATGCTTGTGCAGCAGATGGATGAAACCATCAGCCGTTCGCTGACGCTTCCGCCATCGACTTCGTCATCGGTTAGTACACAACTTCCGCCTCCAGAGGCGAACTTCGTCATCGGATGGAACGAAGCAGAAGACGCGCTTATCAACGTCGACCCTGCATCGTTCGCGACGATTGTCGCCTATGGGACGACAGCCTCAGACCTGTTCAGTGGCAACGGCGCACAGACGGCATTCACGCTCACGCACGACCCTGCATCCGTCAACAACATGGACGTTGCTGTCGGCGGCGTAACGCAGCGGCCTGGCCTCGATTACACGTGGTCGAGCGGAACGACGATGACGTTCACGACGGCGCCTCCTGCTGGCACAAACAACATTCTTGTGCGGTATCAGCTTGCGCTTCCGATAGGTTCATCGGACTCATCATCTTCACTGTTCATACAGTCTGGCGCTGGCGCTGTCGTGCGCACGGCACAAGACAAGATGCGCGAGTCATTCAGTGTCAAGGATTTTGGCGCCATAGGCGATGGCGTGGCAAATGACACCGCTGCAGTCTCAGCGACTATCGCAGCAGCTATTGCATCTGGGTCGAAGGGGGTGTACGCGCCAGCGGGTGTTTACAAACTAACGGCGCCGATTAGCGCAGCACTTAGCGGCCTTCAGCAACTCACCATTACCGGTGATGGCTCAGACGCTACCGAATTCCGATTTGTTGGCGCAGCTAACGGGTTTGCTTTTACGGCAGCGGCTGGAAACTGGTGGCTCAATGTGTCGCCAGGGAACGGCTTCAAGTTTGAAGGGTTCTCTGTTACTACGGATAACGTAGCTAGCGGCACCGGGTTTGCCGTAAATGGTGGATGCGTAACCGGGCGTCCGGCAAGAAAAACAACTTTTACTGACGTGACGTTTCGCGGGGCTTCGGATTTTTCCCACTCATGGGCAACGCACACTCAGCTCACAGATTGTGGTGGAGTGTGGTTCAACAGCTGCCGGTGGCTGATTGGCGGATCGGGGAATCTAACCAATGTTGGCGTCAATATCGTTGGAACGCCATCAGGGAATCCTTCAGGTTATTTCTTCAATCATTGCGAAGCTTTCTACGGCGCGACATGGATCACAGCTGGAAACAATGTCGAGGGAATTTATCTAACCCAATGCGCCCATGTTGCCGGCGCTCGCGCAATGGTATGGACGGCGACTGCGGAGTCCGGGCTGCATGTTATTGGTGGGCACTACAACAATACCATCGTGAACTTTGCGCTAAACGGTGTGTTTGATTATGAGATCGTTGGCGCGCTTCTGTACTGCGATGGGCATGGGGCCTCATTCACATTTATTACCGCGCAGAATGGTGGACAGGGAACTATTGTTGGGAATGCGTTCGTCGGTCAGAACTCAGGTTCGGAACTCGGCGTTCTGATTGACAACACCGCCGGCGGCGCGAGATACGGCATTACTGTCGGCGACAATTCATTCGGAAACATTGCAGGATACGGCGTACAGCTTGGCGCCAATGCGAAGTACGTTACAGTCGGAACCAACGGATACAACGCCTGTTCTTCTGGCGACGTAAACAATCTCGGCACGAACAACCTTGTAGCAAAGCGTCGGCTAGCCTTCACAACCGTTATTACTATGACAGGTGGTTCGCCGTCAGAGGTCGTAAATATTACATTGCCAGCAGGCATATTCATTGCGAAGCCTTCTGCAGCAAGCATTACAGGGACTGGGACGGGGATTATCGGCTTCTATGACTACGATAGCGGATCATCAACTTCCACGAATTTGCGCGTGACGATGCGAGACATAAACGCGTCTGCGATATCCGCAGGAGCGACGCGTTTTTCGGTGATCGTTGATGCGTGACGGACGATAAGCATGACAGAACCAATCTCAACTGGCCTCGGCATCAAACTCGCCTCTCTGGTCGGTGGCGCCATCGGCTCGGCGATTACTCTGGCGAACCTGCCGAAAATGGGCACATGGCAGCGCCTGGTAGCGTATGGCACAGGAGTTGCTGCTGCAGCGTACATTCCACCGTTCGCGAGCTATTTCATGGGACTGCCTCCACTGTTAGATGGACCGATGGGCTTTGTCGCAGGCACAGCCGGGATGGGATTGGTCAGTGCAATTATCCAGTTCGGTGCAGATCCTATCGGCGCATGGCGAAAGATCAAAAGCAGGGAGGCGCAATGATGGAAGCTCTCTCCATGATCTTCACCGTTGTCTGCGCAGGGTTCGTGCTGCTGCGTATTCTGTGCGTGCTTGACAACATGAGCCCGCGTACACGGTGGCCGATACAGTGGGTCTATGCGCTTGAATCCGGCGGCGTTGTCGCCGTGGCTGCGCAGTCTCTATCCGGCGATGCGCCGAACTGGAGCACGCTGATCCTGCTCGCCGGCGTAACGCTTTCGCACCTGGTCGACAGTCGGTTGTTCCCGCCTCGGATGCTTAGGAAAATCCACCGCGGCCGGCGCCATGATGACGCTGAACTGGCGGGGAAGCGGTGATCGATAAGACTGCAATGCGGGCTGAACTGTCTCGCGATGAAGGACGGAAGAAGCGGATTTATACCGACACAGTCGGCAAGATCACCGGCGGTGTCGGCCGGAATTTGTCGGATCGTGATTTTTCCGACGACGAAATAGACCTGATGCTGAACAATGACATCGCGATGTCAGAAGCTGATCTTGATCGCGTCGCACCGTGGTGGCGGAAGATGAACGATGTGCGCCAGCGCGTGCTGCTGAACATGCACTTCAACATGGGCTGGGGAACGCTGTCGATGTTCAAGAATACGCTGTCGGCGATGCAGGTTGGTGAATACGCAAAGGCAGCTGATGGCATGCTGGCAAGCCACTGGGCGCAGCAGGTTGGCCAGCGTGCGGTACATCTGGCGAAGATGATGCGGACGGGCGAGGCGTGATCTGGCTCGAGTTAGCCCGCCGTTTTGCGCTGCCCTTGGCCATACTTGCGGCTGTTGCTGCTGGCTTGTTATTTGCGCATCACCGCGGATATGCGGAAGCTGAAGCTGAGTGGCAGTCGAAGTGGTCGGCACAGGCGATCGAGCAGGCTAAGGCACTGGATACGGAGCGCCAGAAGGCTGCTGCAATCAGGTCAGAGAATGATCGCCTCACCGCGAAAATTGATTCACAGCATGAGGCACTTCAAAATGCTCAAGCGAACAACGAAACACTGCGCCGCGATCTGGCTGCTGGCGCTGTGCGCGTGCGCTTCTCCGCTGCCGTCTCCAACCGTGATCGCACCGGCACCAAGAATCCCGCCGCCACCAGCATGGACGATGGAAAGACAGGATGCGAACTTGACGGTACGACTGCGCAGTCTTTGGTCGGAATTGCCAGCGACGGCGACAGTGCCATCCGCAAACTGAACGCGCTGCAGGACTACGTGTCGGACGTTGTACTTAAAACATGCGGCTGAACACCGGAGACTGCCATGACGATCCTGGACACCATCTACAGAATTCCGAACGGCCAGACCGTGACGACAGAGTTCATGTCGATGGAGTACATGGGCGCGGTTGTTTTCCTGTTCTTCTACAACGGAGCGGGAGTTCAGGTAACGCCGACAGGAACTCCTGCAGTTACCAGATTGGTCGGCTCCCGCTACGTTCCGGTGTCGCAATATGGCCAGGACGAATGGCGGTTCAACGGGCCATCTGACCGAGTCAAGATCGATCTGACTGGCGTCTCTGGCTTCACCACTTACGAGGGCTATGTCTGGCGGACGGATCACTCCATAGACATGGTTCCGCCTGGTGCGTTCTCCGGACTGCGCGCGATGACGGTGCAGAGTTATGTCGAGGCGAACGTCAAGAACGGCGTTCAGTATGAGGTCAGCAGCCTATCTAGCGCAGTCGCAGCCGGGGCGAACATCGACATCGTATTTATCGTCGGGCCAAAGCCTGTCGTCATCAAAGCGCGAGAGATCACGTTCAACGGCGCTCGGTTGATTGCCAGGGCCTATGTCGGGCCGACCTATACCGGCGGGACGCCTGCGCCGTATTTCAACCTAAATACTAGGAACCCAGTGGCCGGTGGTGTGCAGATACTGGTCGGCGCAACGGTTACAAACACAGGAGTCGAATCCTCAGCGCCAACTTATGCGCTCGGTTCTACAGGTCAGGGCAACACCGTCGTCGGCTCATACCGGATTGCCGGAAGCGAGCGCGTGCTGGCGCCGAATACCACGGTTATGCTTCGCATCACGAACACGGATACCGTACCGCAAGACATCGCCACCTATGCCACCTGGTACGAAGGCGGCACTGATCTACCGATTTGACGAAGGAATTTTATGCAAACCGTTTCCGCTTCGATGGTGTCCGCCGACGTGGCGACTCAGGCCGAGCTTGACGCCGCTTCGTTGCCATCAAATGCATCGCTCGACGGCAGGATTACCGCAGTCGAAGCTACCAGCCCATCACAGAAACTGACCGCATCGGTAGCGCAGGCTACAACCAGTGGAACGGCCAAGGACTTCACGGTTCCGGCGTGGGCCAAGCGCATTACGATACTGTTCAACGGAGTATCGACGAACGGCACTAGCAACCTGATGGTTCAGGCGATCACTGGCGCTAGCACGGTTGTCGCGACCGGCTATCTCGGCAGCTGTAACGGCCCGTTCAACGCCTCTCCGCAGGGTGCTGCGTACTCGACCGGCTTCCGCATGACGAACATCGCTGCGGCGACTGATGTGATCTACGGGCATATGGTTCTGGCCGTGATTCCCGGCAGCAACACATGGGTCGAGAGTCATAACCTCGGCTACTCGAGCTCGGCGACCGTGACGATTGGTGGCGGGAATATCGTACTTGGCGCTGCGCTGACCGGGCTGCGCTTGACGGCCACGAACGGGACAGATGCGTTCGACGCTGGAAGCGTGTCGATCCTGTACGAGTGATCAGCGGTGCAGGTCTCTCGCACGGATGTGGGTGTAGCGCGACAGCATGTTCCAGCTACGATGACCGCTGACCAGGCATACCTCTGGTATCGTGTATTTCCTGCTCTCGATCAGGTTCGTCAGTGGGTCGACGCTATTCCCGCGCGCCTGCCGTGATCTAGGGATTGAAGGTCTGCGCTTATACGATCTTCGACATCGAGCAGTCAAAGGCAACTGGCGAGCCCAGATCCGCAAAGCCGGCCACAAGCCGATGACGGAAACATTCCGGACCAAGGTTCTGGCGCAGCAGTGGGCGCGCGCCATCGAGGCTGACATGGACGCCGGCCGCTATCTCGCAGTGGCGCGGAAATCGACTGTCACTATCGGCGATCTCGTCTCCCGCTACACCAACGAGATCGGCGAGCAGAAGCCGTTCGGCCGCAACAAATCCGACGTGCTGAAGCGCATCGGGCTTTGATGATCGATGCCATGCGGATTGATAGCGCACCGGCTAAATCGAGGTCAACGGGGCCGATTATCGATTGGACCGCCTCCGAGGGGAAAGCGGTCCTGGTAGCACTGGGGTAGCAGTCAGGATGCGCTCTCGATAGGAACGATCATCGTTCGGTGGGTTTTCGCGCAGTCCTCACAGATAACGGCCCAGTCCCCAACGTAGCCGAGTCGAAGCCCGTATTTCTGCAGCAGCTCAGGATTGTCGTATTGCTCATCACCCCCGACACGATACGGCGGTGACTTCGCTGCACATTCATCGGTCCCGTCATCGTAGCTAAGGTCTGCGTCGTAAAACGTCTTTCCTCCGCACACGTCGCAACTTCTGTAGTCGCAACTGGCCATCACGCATCCTCCCGCCAGATCCTGACAGCACTCGTCAGGGTTACGAACTGCCGGTCTGTCTTCATCCGCAGATGCGCATACTCGCGCTTCGATACGTCCAACGGCTTGAACTCTGCGACCAGGCCGCATGTCACGACGTTGTGACGCGGGCCGAGCATGAGGCCGGATGTGCGGCCACCTTTGCGGTTGTTATCGGTAGCCTTGGTTGCTGGTTTTTTGGCGGTCATGCTTGGCCTCGCTTCGCACGTTCGGCGAGCATAGCGTCGGCGATCTCGTAGCATCGAGCGGCGGATTCAGGTAGGCATCCTGAACTGAACGTAACAAAGCGCATTGCCTTCTCAGCGAATCGATCTAGCAGGGTCATCCCGCCGATGGCTTCCGCTCTGGCCACTAGATAGGCTCTGTCGCGTTCATCCTCAGAGACATCAACAATCTTGGCCATCGCGTAGGCATGGATCGCCTGCTGGTCTTGCATCGGAAACGCCGGCCCGCCGTTATCTGTGCTCATGCCTGGCCCCCCATCTTCTCAAAACGCTTGCTCCATGCGACCGAGCATTTCCGATTTGCGAGCTGTTCCCTGCGCGTCGCATCCGGTGTAGCAGGAACCCACTTGCCGTTGATGCGCATGGAGGACTCCTGGAGCTTGCGCTCGAGTTTGGTTAGGTAGGTCATGCTTCGCCCCCGTTCGCGTTGACGTCAGCGGCAGGAGACTTTAGGTATTCGATGACGGCGCGCGATTCTTCTGCATATCCAGTGTCATCGTACCCACCGACTAAACCAAGCGATCCGTGCTCTAGACGGTGCTCTAGCGCCTCTACGGATGTTTCTTCTGGTTCCCACTGAGTTGATGACGTACTGCCAGAGTAGTTCCCTCCGAGGCCGTAGCAGGAGCAGTGGCTGCCATTCACCTCGTAGAGCCGGCCGTCCTTCTCAAACAAGACGAAAGCGCTAGAGTCGCAGCCGTAGTATCCGATGTGGTAGTAGGCGAGCAGGACTCGGCAGCCGTTGAGTGCATCGGGCGGGATGTCGAATTCCTCGATTATGTCGGCGTCGCTTTCAAAGCTATGCATGTAGATAGGCGTGAAATTCATGGCTTGGCTCCGGTTGCGTTGACGTCAGCGGAAGGCGCGGCTTTGGCGATGGCGGCGCGGGCTTTGTCATGCGCATCAAAGAGCATCTTGCTCACGCTCTGACTATGCTGAAGCCCTTTAAGCGCTGGTGTTTGCGTAAAACCCGACCGGCCAAGATACCAATCGACAGCGCTTTCGATTTCCCGCAGCGCCTCGAGAAGTTCCGGAGCGGCTCCCATCGCATTGCCTAGTGCTCCGTCCTGGCAGATCGCAATGATTTGGCCGTATTGCTTTGCGCTGACTCGACACTCATGGTTTGCCGAATATCCACTGTCGGCTTTAAGGCGCAGGGTTATGGTTGCGGCCTTGTCATCATCTAGCGTCGAGGGGCTCGGTTGCTTGGTTTTCATCGCTTCTCCCTGTTAGTAACCAACGGTTGCATCTTAAATCAACGTTGCAGAAAATGCAACCATCAATCGAATAAAAGTTGCACACAACCGAAACGGCGGGTAGCAGTTTGGGTAGCAGTTAGAAAAAGTATTTCAGCGGCTTACGAGGGGAAATTAAAGAAAGGGCGAAAAAAGTGCTACCGAACTCTGGAGCGAAAAACGCCGTAGAAACAGGTAATTACGGCAGCTTTCGGATGCAAATAGCTCCGATGATGGATTGGACAGTCAGCATTGGAATCGCTTACGAATTTCATGCCGGTAGCATATCGGTAGCAGTTGGCTATAGCGCGAGCATTTCCTGCTGCATGGTCGCAGGAGTTGAAACGCCTACAACCGGAGCCGCAGATTCAGCCTGATTGAACAGGTCCGGCTGGCGCTGCGCGTGCTCGATGCGCTTGCCGGCGATCTCGAAATACGCCTGCTCGCGCTCGATGCCGACGAAGCGAAAGCCTTCCGGCATTGCGGCCTTGCCGGTGCTGCCCGAGCCCATGAACGGATCAAGAACGATGCCACCTGGCGGTGTTACGAGGCGGCAGAGATAGCGCATCAGGTCGGTCGGCTTCACGGTTGGATGGTCGTTTCCGTTCCGCGCCGTCCAGTCTGCATCCTCTCGATCGCGCATAGTTGCTCCGGTACCGACAGCCGGAGTACACGATCCGCCTATGCCTTCGTTACGGTCCTCGCGGCTCGCCTTGGCGCAATAGAAAAAGCGTGCCGCGCTGCCGCTGCCGCTGTCGATCGGTGCGCGCGGTCCGCCGCGATAGTCGCTCGTACCGTTGCCGATGCCGTTTCCGTAGCCGGTCACTTTTACGTTCGGCACGCTGCCTCCGGCGCCATCGCTGTCGGGAAACAGCGCCACAACCTCGTCGCTGCCGTCATGGATCACGTTCGCGGGGAAACGGCCTTGATCGTTCTGAACCAATTCGGCAGTCGCTTCTGCGTCGCTTGCCCATATCCCTCCGCGCGGCGTCTCCCACTTCATTCTGCCAAGTCCTTCAACCCGGCACCCGTCGATGTTAAGCGCCCCGGTTCCATGCTGCTGCACGTTCGCTGCGACGGTACCGGCCAGCGGCTTGCGCGCGACGGTGATCGGCTCAAGCGCCGGCTTTAGAGCGGTGCCCCAGCCTTGCCATTGGCGGGCTGATTCGAGCGATGGTATGTCGCGCCTCTCACGCTCGGTACTGCTACGTTGGTCGAAGCCAATTACATCGCCAGAGCGTAACTCTGCGGTGGCTTCTCGCGTAACTGGTCTGTCGTTCCAAGCTGCGCCAGGATTGCGCGCCGGAAGGATGAGCGCTGAGAACCATTCGGGAGGTATAGGAAACAGATGCGCGATTCGCATCCATGCCTCCGCAGTTGGAACGGCTGCCTGAGTTCCCTGCGTCGTCCAGTGGCCCCCCATGCCGTTCGTACCAGCCGCATTGTCAAGGGCGCGCGCCGTCGCATGCTGCGCGATCCATGCCGTCGCCCTCCGAACGGCGTCGCCTGCGTGACGCGCCTTGTCTATCGCTTTGCTCACATCCAGCGACTTCGGGAACCCCGAGCCATAGACCCAGGCGATCATGTCGCGGATCTCGAACCCGGCGTCCTCGATGCGCACGGCCATGCGGTGCTGCGTCCTGGTACCGGCGAAGGCCAGCAGGTGCCCGCCTGGTTTCAGCACGCGCAGGCACTCGGCCCATACCTCGACGGCCGGCACGTCATAGTCCCACTTCTTGCCCATGAACGAGAGGCCATAGGGCGGATCGGTCACGACCGAATCGACGCTGTTGTCCGGCATGCTGCGCAGCACGTCGAGGCAATCGCCTCGGTGTAAAGTTGCTGCGCCAATAGTCACGATTTCCATAGTTTGAAGTTTAAGGCGTAAGGTAGAAAGAACAATCGGGGGAGTAAGCCTGAATAACCCTAGCGAACCGTCCTGATCCTGTTGAATACTCGGCGTAGTGCGTAGGACCGAACCAGGCTGACGGCAGTGAATATCCCTGTGATCGCTGCATGCTGCTGCGTCGAGGCGTAAAAGCCGAACACAGGGAACACGATGACCTGCGTTGCGAACGCCACGCCAAGC